TTCTCCCACTCAGCGTATGCCTCTGGTGATATTAATGCCGCTTGTAAGGCACCGGCGCCCGCTTCTGGATCTATCAGCTTTATAAGTGCCGCCTCTTCCTTGAGCGCATTTGTGAAGGTCTTGTCGTCACCTTCGGCTTTCGGCCTATCTACTATCAACTTACCTTCTGGATCGTATCGTCCTTGTCCTTCTGAGAGCGTAAAGCCTTTTCCTTTTTTGCCCTTACCCTTCAACGTCTTAAGGTCTTCTGCCGTTGGCTCCGTCCATTTTTTCGTACCCGCATCCCATATCAAAGGATTGCCGGTTGTCTTATCGTAAGTCCACCATCCACCATCTTCCAGCTTGATCTTATTGCCGTCAGGAGATATCTGGATTGACTCGACAGGTGCGGTAATACCCATCTTGGGAGCGATTACATCACGGAACATTTCAGTTGCAATGCCTTCAGTCTTTGGGTTCGATCCCAACTTTTCCCAGGTAGCCATCATATTCTTAAATTCTTCAGCCTCACCTAACCTCTCGTCCTGTCCGGCCTCGAACTCCCCTGCCTTGCTTAATTCCCTTCCGGCTACACCGGCTATCAAAGGAGCCGCATAACCTGAACTACCCTGCCTTTCTGTTAAGGCTCTAAAGCCCTTTTCGTGGGGATTCTTCCTAGCGTATGTATCGTAAATTCCTGGCATAATAACCTCCTTATTTTCCTAAACTATAACCGCTACCACCACTACCACCGCTGAGACTGAATTTACTGTAATCAGGGCTTATGCTCTTTCCTCCTCCTCCTCCTCCTCCGCCACCATAGCCATAGAGGAAGGCAAGCCCGGAAGATGTGTCAAGCATACTCTTAGTGAAGTTCTGGTTCCTTATCGAATCAGCCTCCCACTTTTGTATCGCCGCATTGTTCGACAATCCATAAGAGGACATAACCCCTGCGGTACCTAAGCGAGCCTGAGATCCTGCCTGTCCTGCTTTCTGTATAGCCAAAGCCTCGTCAGCCCTACCGCCAGCGTCAATATAGTTCAGGGTATTAAGGTCAAACTCCCTGTCGTACCTTTCAAGCTCCTGCGATGCAAGGGTTGCCTGTTGAGCGATATCAACATCGATCCCCGCTTTTTCACTCCGCATCTCGGCTTCAGTGTCAACCTGATACCTGGATCCGGTTAAGCCTCTTGCATTGGCAGTTTCTCTGGATCCCTTAACGGCCTTGTCATATCTCTTGTCAACGTCAAGGTGAAGAGCGTCTGAGTAGGTCTGTGCATATTCCTCATAACCTCTGTAATCCGAGGACCTTGACTCAGGAGCGGCGATCTCGTCCTCTGCGGCTTTAATAAGCTGGGCTTTGGACATTTCCAAGCCCCCCTTACCAACAAGATTGACTATTGACGCAAGTTTACCGCCACTAAAATAGCCTTTCCCACCGACTGCTGGAATAAGATCTCTGACTGTTGCCTCTCTTTCATTAAGTGTTTCAATTTCTTTTCTAAGCTCCGCAACCCTACCATCTCTCTCAGACTGCGATCCACTTGCGTTTAACTTATAAAGGATCCCTGTCCTGATTTCTCCCCTTAATTTATCATCTGCCTTCTGCTCTGCCGTCTTTGGTGCCGCCTTGTAGATGTAGGCATTTTTACCAGCGTCCCACTCCTGGGATCCAGCTAGGTTCCCATCACTGTCGTAACTGAAGTAATTTGCCGGTGGTGGAGCCGGTGGTATGTTGGGCGCTTTGGGTGCGTTTGCTGCTGAATATACTGCCGCCGCACCTGTGGCTACTGCGCCAACACCTAAAGCTATTGCCAATCCAGTTGCTATCGCCATTAGATTATCTCCTTCATATAGTGAATTTCTATAGGCTTATAACCTCTCTTATCGTATATCCTCTTGACTTTTTCAGGCATAAGATCTGTCAGGTGAACCATGATGATACGCTTACACTCTTTAGACTTCGCCCACGTTTCAAAGGCGTCCAGGAGAAGCAAGCCTTTTCCTCTTTGCTCAGGAAGAACGAACCAAAACAATTCTGTTGCACTCAGTAGGCCACTATTGACATCAGGATAACAGAAACCGCCTATCGTCCCACAAATCTTATCACCCTCAAATAGCCCATAAATTATACCAATTCCGGCATCAATGAATTGCGTCCAGTTCTTTTTGAACACTTCCATGTCAAAGTCCTTAAGATGTTCGGAAGAAGCGAAAAACTTAGTTGCTATCTCCCGCAGGATATCAAGCTCGTCTGTTCTTAGGCTTCGTATTTCCATTAGAAATCCATCCTCAAAAATGAGCTAAATTCCACATGACAACAGCCCCTTCTCCAGTGGTAACAATCTTTAAACCATTTAATCTCCAGTTATGAGGCATGTAATGAGCAACCGTAAAAACTGCAACATTAGCTATTCCAACACCTATCCATACTTTCTTCATGTCAGGGTAGCAACTATCTTTTTTCCTGACCAATTTATTCTTCTCACATATACCATTCTTTTCAAACTGTGAAGTCGTAAGACCGTCACCTATGGTGGTTAAGGTGAAGGTAAACATCCAGTTTTTTTCTTCACCTGTCCAGTTGCCACCAGCGCAAGAGGTTATTAGGAAACAAGATGCTATGATAATTATTGTTTTCATTATGGTAGAAGCTCCAACATTGCAGTAAAAGCCTTAAAACTTATATTCGCATGAGCATCACCATGTTGATAGGTAACGGAAAGAGTCAACGCCCCGGTAGAATCTTCGGCTACCGCATTGTGCATACTTAATACGTTTTCGGCGTTATAAATTGATGTGCTATCTGAGCCATCCATTGTTTGACCACCGCCATCATCACAATGAAGGACAGAGTAAGCCACCTGTGCGCTTGCAGAATTCTTAGCTTGCAAAATTGCAGACAGAACGACATGCGCCCTGCCCGCATTGATAGCGAAAGTACTAGCTGGAGTAAGCGTGGCTATTGTTGTGGCGCCGTATTTGACTTTTACAATTGGAGTGGTTGTGCTGCCAGAATTGTTTAGGTGATCTCCAAGAAGCGTTAAGCGCAATCCTCTGTTAGTAGACAACGTATTGGCTGGAACAGAAAAAGAATATACTGTGGTTTCGGTTGTGGTGTTCACGACCTCTGTTTCAGTTACATCCCTATCAAGAACAATAACAGATGTGCTGGGTCGTGACTGTCCGGTCAATCTCCAATCTCCTGTCGCATATTCACGGAAGGTTATTTCGTCCCCTGCCATTGTCGTTATGTTTAATCCGTATGGCAGGATCAAATCAGTTGCATGATGGGTGAGCGTTAATACTCCGTCAAAATGAAGCGTTACTTCTTTACCAACTTGTCCACTTGTAATAATAGATGTTATTGAAGTTGTGCCTGTAACATCAAAGTAATCACCATCTGTAGGAAAACTTGCTGTAGTGAATAAAGCTGCCTCACTTACTACATCAGCGCCTTTCTCGCCCAATAGTCCTAAATTCGTCGCACTCAACGTCCCTATTGTTATCCAGGCATTGTTCGCTGCGTTCCGTATCTTTAAGAGATCGTTTGCCGTGTCAGTCCACATCTGAAAGGCGTACATGGTGGACGGCTCTGTGGCGCCTGAGTTGGTGCTTGCCAACGCCTGTATTGCGGCATTAATAGCAATCCTCATGGTTGCTCCGGTATTCGCGTCCCCTGTGGCTATGTCCATATCGTGCTGGCTCATTATCTACCTCCTATCTCACCATAGATTATTATATCGTCAATTTCAACCTGTTTATCTGAGGTATTCGAGAAAATCATCTGTGCATTTCTCCCCGATCCAAACAAAGGTATCTCTACTTTGGAGTACGGTATTTCATCCATATTCGTCCATGCATCAAAATCAGCCACACCGTCCCATAACGTAAGGTTGTCAGGTGCCGTGTCAAATGTCGTGTACTGCGTTGCCGGAGACAGGTTCATATCGTACTTCATTTCAAGCGTTATTGTGGCTGTAGCAAAAGGATATGTAATAATCTCTGCACGTTTAGGATAGACCTTGTACCCTTTACCAGAGAACGCGAACCACGCTGTCTCCCATAACATAGCAGGATTGACTCCTGCAAAGTCGGAGACTGTCGGATCTACTTGGTAAAGAAAACCTGTTCCACAATAATAGAGATCCCCGCTGGCTGTGCTGAACATCCCATTCACATCGGCTCCTACAATCCTACCCCATGCTTTCCATGTATAGGAATAGACCCATATAGTCGTGCCTATCAGGAGTAAATACCAACCTTGAGAAGGATAATGTGCGGAAGAGAAGTTTGACCCGCTTAGTATCTGCGATCTTATGGTAGGATCTATGGCCTCGGAAAGATCGTTCATGTTCAGGTTCCCGGTAGTCACTATTTGCTTAAGGCTCTTAACACCGGAGTCATATAAAAGAGCGAGATCTGTTCCAAGTCCCTCGATTGTACCGGTATCAACAACACCGGCTCCTTCTATGAGTTGAGCTATTGCGAAGTCACCGCTTGCCGTTGGATCCGAACCACTATAAATGACAATGGTATTCCTGAAATAGAATATCAGGAGATCCACATAGGTGCCTATGTCCAACAACTCTCCACCACGCCTTAAGACGTACTGGAAGTCGAGAAAGCCGGCATCATCAGCCGTTGTGTAGTCCTCCGGGTCATCTAAGGCTGAATGAGTGGCGAGAAGGACGTTGGTACGTTCCAGAAACCACACCCTGCCTTTATGCACATGAACCTTAAAAGCTGTAGCAGGGGGAGTGCCGCCAAGAGCCGAGACCGTAGTGCCGTCATACTTCATTGGCGCATCCACGCCATTTACCATGATACAGAGGTTCTTCATCGTGGCAAAAGAAACCTTTGCACTGGAGTCGAGACCTGTCTTTATCTCCGTTAAACCTGCCCCTGCAACCTTCCAGATCTTACCGCCTCCGGCACATAGTATCTGAGTGGTGCCGTCTGTTTTTTTGAACTCCCATCCTGTCTTAATAACATTCGTTACAGTGGAAGAGTTTATTTTCGTATAGCCAGGAACCTTTGCAATGCCACCCCTCAGCGATATGTGGCAGTTCTGGAGTTTCATGGAATACTTGAAAGGCATCTTCGAGATTGGGAATATAGACGCCTCTCCTGCGGTGAAATCTCTTATTGGGAATGGTGTTAAATTTGCCATTTACATCGGCTCCACATCTTTTAAATTACTCAAGCCCTGATTGATAGCTGTACCTGTGAGGCTGTTAAGGAACTCCTCAAGCTCTACGTTTTCTGCGTTGCCCTGCTCTATCTTAGCGATTATATGCCCGCCTGAAATCATCGTGTCTTCGTCAAGTAAAGGTACATCGGTTGCGCTAGTCAACCTTGCCGGACGTTTAATGGCCTCCACATCTATCTGATACACCGCATCCGGAACCGGGTGTACTTCGATTTTAACATCGTCACCGGCTCTGCTATACATCCGATACACCAAAGGCTGTGCCTCTGTGGATCCTTGCTGTCGAACATACTCCCTGAAATCACCATCCTCAAACTTTACGAGAGGATCGGATGTGCTGATCTGTAAATTCGTTAGCGTTGAAATCTCTCCGGAAGGATCGAGAGAAACTGTGTAAATCTTTGTCGATGCCACCGTGTCAAAGTTGCCGTATATCTTTAAGGCATCCCAAACGGTAGCGTCCTTCATTATGTCTCTCTGTACCCTGTTAAGAAAGCCCAGGATAAGGGCAGCATGAGCGTCTGTGATAGCTGGGGATTGCGGGAGTCTTAAGTTCTTCTGTATCTCGTTAATTATGTTTAAGACATTTAGAGCCATAATTTGTCTCCTATGACAATTTAATTTGATCTGTCGGCGTAAAACCTACACCATTAATCTGATCTGTCTCGAATGCGGCAACACCATCTATTACATCGGTAGGTGAATAAGGAGTGCCGACAATTATGTCAGTCAAAGCGGCGGCGCCCATCCAATCGCCCATCCACTTACCCATCCATCCGCCCATCCATCCGCTATCTGTCTCTCTTGACATTAATTACACCCTGTTAAAATTAGAGTCACGGCGTCTCTGTTAAAACTTACGTCCATCGTGGATGACACAACATTTGTATCATCGTCAATATTTCTGAACTTAGGTGTTGTTGTACCCATACCGGTACTTATACCAAGCTGAGTAGCTGCCATTGCACATATAATTTCTCTCAGTGTCCGTGTACCGTCCACCGTTTCGTCAAGTATTGCATCAACAGCAGCAGCAGTTAAGGCCATAGAATCCCCTGCCTTTGCAGGAGCATAATTACCCTGAGTCGTTGCAAGGGTTGTTCCGTCTGCACCCGTTACTGTGTCGAGATCAGTTTGTGCGGTGTCCTGCTTCGCCTCTGTAGCTAAACCGCTTTGTACCTGAGTAACATCATATCTCGCATCATCACTAAGAGTCAGATTTGTAATCCCTGAAGTCGTGAAATTTCCCCTTATCGCTACCGTACCACCTGTGCTAGTCCCTTCAATAAACTGACCGTTACCCTCAAGGCTCATCGTGTCAGTCCCCGTATCACCCATAGCCTCTACCTGAATACCGCCTGAGTAATTCCTAAAGCTTACATTCGTATTACCCACTGCTGCGCCAAAGTCAAGAGACGGTGAACCTGTACCAGCTACTTCGGAATAACAGCCAATACAAGCGTAGTCACCTGCTGCCGACAAAGTGAGTGTTGTTGAAAGTCCACTCTCCTGAAAATGCGCCTCACCAATAGTTACCGTTCCGATATGAGCATGTTCAAACTCTACCTCACCTGTAGGAGTTGTTCCTGTGCCTGATACTGCTGGACCATGAAAATGTGTGTTTGATATATCCTGACCACCTAAAGCAAGCGTCCAGTCATGTCCATAGAAAACCTGACTTACCTGACTTGCTGCCAAAGTAATGGTTGAATTTGGAGCGATACTGAAACGATTAAGGTTCAAAGCCGTAGCCAAAGTATTCGCTGCTGCAATCGTTGAGACAGGGTTCGTAGAAACCCCATCAATACCAACTACTGTATTCGTGTTTGAAAGATTTGTATCTATCCAGATCGAACCACCATCATAAATAGACGTTCCGAGAGAAAACGATGTAAACATCTGATCTATTGCAAGGGTTGCTGTGGTCAATCCTGAGGCAGCGTAGAATCTAATCCTCACCTTTCCAATATTACTATTAGTACCAACCATTGACGTAAATAAATCATAACTGTTCACCTCATTTGTAGAAGCTGCCTTCCCTGATAATGTCCCGATCTGCACCCATCCAGGGGCTATCCAATCATACCCAAACACATCAAGAGAATCATTATTACCGTTTAAATAACCTGTGACCGTAACTGAAGATGGAATCCCTGCCCCTATGGTGAACTCATAATACAGTTCCATCGCCCCTGTGTCGTCAGTATGCTCATGGTTCGTGCCGTCAAGGGCTGCTGTGCTTGCATAAGTGCCGCTTGACTGCGTGCCTGTGGTCAAGGTAACTGACGCAGGGGAGGTATTTACAGCCGAACCGACATTTGAGATATTTGAGAGTTGACTTTGTGTTGAGGGGAAGGTATCGCCTGTTAAACCGGTTGTGTCATATTGATTGACTATATTTGCATGAGCCGTAGCACCAAGATAAGAGTCGCCTGTCTGCGCTGTATGGCCTGTGAGTGTCGAAACGGTAGGTACAACTGCACTCGTATGTGTAATAGCTTCAAGTTGGGCTAATAAATCCCCTGTCCTCCAAGGGTATAGAACAAGCATGGTATCTTTTGAGTCAGTCGTTGTAGACTGCACCTTGACAGAAACAGTGTCACAGTTCATTTCCCCGGACGTTAAGTCGAGATAGTACATACCTGAAGAAGTGGCTATCTCAGTCGCTTCATTAGTTGCGTCACCATCACCAGCAGCGTCACAACTTATCTCAGTATCCAGCCCTGCTGCACCCGTTACAGGATCACCGTCGTTGTCTAATATCGGGAACGAAACACGAAACGCCTGATTCTTAACTGGCACAATAGTTGCATCTGTCGAAGCACCCCATACATTAGGAACGCTAAGTAGTAAGATTATGAGTATGCTAAGTAGTATCTTCATTTAACGCCCCCAAAATGGTTGGTTGTCGAACGTAAAAGGAACATTCCTGAAACGTATCATCATTGGTTGACCTGAACTGATCGTTACAAAAGACCATCGTATTTCTGAATAGGCGGGGTTCCGCTCATCGGTGCTACCTTTTTCCATGTAGATTAAATTCTTGCTCAAAGAATCTCTGTCAGACGTTAAGACAAACCAAGGGGTATCTGCCGTCCATGATGTACAGCTAGACCATGTAGCACCATCGTCAATCGATTGAATATTACAGTTTGACAGGATAAGAAACAAACCCTCCGACCCTACCAGTAAAGCATTTGGAGCGATAACCGTAGAACTCACAAGGTCTTCAACCCAATTTGCGTTTGTCCCGTCACGGACAATAAAGTAAGACCCTGATCCTGACACGCCTATTGCTATTATAGGCTCAGTGTTATTCTGAACATTAATTGCGTTGTTGGCTTGCATACCTGCTTCTGAGTCACTGTGAATACCTCTTTTAGTCCACGTTATATCATTGTCAACAACTGTTCCCCATTGATTCGTAGGCCATGTCGGTTGACTTCCACTCGTTGTTCCACCACCTGAATCGGCTGTATACATAAATCCGTCATGCGGTGAAGCTAAAGCACAATCATAAGCTCCATAGGCCGTTGTAGATGTCCAGGTTGTACAAGGCCAATCCGTTCCTGAATTATCCTTCATTGAATAAACCAGATCAGCATCAGATTCGTCTATGGGTAAGCCTCCTGCTGAATGTTCAGTCAGATCACTTCTGTAAAATTTAAACGTCCCATGAGTTACCTGCGGCATGATATTTGTATAATATGTTTCGTGGTAGACGTTTGTGCCGGAATCATCTCTTATGCCCCATAGAAAATGTATAGACTTCTGCCCTGACACTTCATCCCCAAGGCTAATTCCCTGCATGTAAGTCTTAGAATCTCCACTGGTATCACTCGCCATTGCAAACCTTACGGCGGTGTACCAAGTCCCGGCTGCGCTTCTTTCCATTACGAATATACCGTTACTACCTCCATAATAACCAACCATATAGAATAAAAATAAGTCACCGTCATCATCCACCACTATCCGTTTATAACCCCTGCCCGTAATCGCTGGTGGGCTTATATTTGTCCAGCCAATACTTAGCACATTAGAAAACGAAGCATCGTCGATTGCGTAATCAGATTTATAGATTCTAATATTTTCATCATCACCGTCACTCATTGTCCTGCCACCCATAATCAGGTAAGCGAATCCGCTTGTGTCGAGATAGACATCCATTGAGTTGTGAAGGTCTGAGTATCTGTAAGGGCTTCCAAGCCCCCACTCGGCAAAATCCCAAGTTTCACTGCTATTATCGTACACATTCATTATTATTTCGTTACCTCTGTTAAACAAGGCAAAAAACGAATGATTGTTATACGTCCTTACGTGAGTTGAATAGTTCTGTCCGAAGGCTTGGTTCCTGTTGCCCTCCCTACTTATAAGTATCCCCTCACTACCTAATTCTGTCGGATCGCCCATGTCTTCAGTATGAATCATCAACTGATTGGTAGAGTCTTTATGATAAATAACAGTGAACATATCAGAATCCCATAAGGGAGATGAGAGTCTATATGTTGACTTTGTAGCCACTGTCACGATAGAAGAAGCTGCTCCAAAACCTCCTGCCTCTGTCCAGATTATCTGCTCAATAGCTGTATTTGCATTATTAACAAAGGCTATATAAACTTCATCGTCTTCGCCCATATTCGCCATAGACGTAAAACCACTCAAATTATTAGCCGTACCTACAAGGTCTGCATCTACTACATCAGCCGCACCATCCCATGTTCCATCTCTGACGTTACCTCTTAATGTGTCTGAGTCTGTGGCATGATACTCACGCCATGTCGCCACAATTCTGTCATTCCTTGAAGCTACACATCTAAACTTTTTATAGTGCCCTAAGTCTGTCGCTATTGTCTCAGCACTACCCCACGAAGAACCACTATACTCTTTATATTTGAGTGTATAAGGCGCACTTGACCCATAGGCATAACAAGCCCCAATCTTTCCCGTCCACTGAGCGTTGTAAGGGATTAACTGTATTGCCCCTGAGTCACCCGAGAGCGTGTGAATAGTCGTTGCTGCGCTAAACGCAACATTCCCTACAGCTTTACTCGCTACCTCAAGACCTGTCGTTCCGTTGGTCGATGACATCCAGGCAGTATCATTCCTTGCTAAGATAACGGTAGGTTCTGACGCAAAAGTGGCTGGCGGGACTTTACTGTGAGTGGCTATATTATAACTCGTTGAATCAGTGTCATTGTCTTTTGCCGTAACTTCCATCTCTCTGTCGCCCGATTCAGCTTGACCGACCATGCTATAACCCCATGAATACTGTGCGCTTGGGTAGTACATTGACAAGCCTCTACCGCCTGTCACCGTTGTCATAGAAGGAACATTGTGGGCTGTATGAAATTGAAGGGTGTCATTCTCACCATAAATAATCTGAGGTTGTGTTGCTGAAGTTCCGTCTTCATCCCAAATAGCAGTTATATATCTTCCATCATTCCAGACGTGGTTTTGAAATGGCTGACCTAAAGCACCCTCGTCTGAAGGACGGGAGATAAGACCCGGGGAATATAAAGTAGTTGCCGTCAATGACACGGCAAAAGATATCGAACTGGACATATAAAGCGGATTAGCCTGTGTCGCACCAACTGTCAACCATCCAACATCAGGAGTCGCCCCTAGACCACTCCTGTAACGTGCTATTACCCAATCAGCCGATCTTGCATTGTCTGAGATAGTCAAGTCATCAAGATCGCCTATAAATTCATGGTCTGGTGTAGTCGTATCTGAGTCTGCGCCAATCACTAAAATCTCATTGTCACCGTCACTTAAATTAGCATCTGTAAAGGCCGCTGTTGCCTTTTGAACACCATCCATATAAAGTCTTACAAGATCGTTTGTATTATCAACAACACCAGCGATATGATGCCATGCACCATCGTTTTCAGCAGTTGAGGCATAAGTCGCTACCGCAAAACCTGCTGCCCCATCATCATAAGCCTGAAATTTCCACGAATTCACAGGCTGGTCAAACCACAATAAAAAGTTACCTGCTGCACCTATTTGATCCTTAGACCACACCCTTTGACTGTTAGCACTGTCGCTGGTCTTAAACCAACCGTCTACTGTAAGGTCAGTATATGCACTCATTTCAATATCTGATATCTCGAACTGATCCCCTGTTCCGTCAAAAGTCTGACCCCTGTCAACCTGCCCTGCTACGTCTGTCGGCAGGCTTCCATTCTCAGTCCCATTATTGCTATTAGATGTCTGGTCTTCTCTTGAACCTGTGGCGTTAGGGTTGTCGGTGTTTTGATAATAAGCTCCAATATAATTAGCATCCCAAGTGTTTGTTGTGCAACCATCTGTAGGCGTTACCGCATCCCAATTGATATAAGCAAACGTATCTCCTGTCGTTCCTTCATAGTCAATCTCAAAACTCCAGTGAGCATCATCCTCTGTGGCATTGTAAGATTCATTGTCAAAAGGGATCAGGGTAGTACCATCAACCGTGGTAAATCTAACCTCACAACCATCCGTAACTGGAGGGCTACTGTCCCAAAAGTCTGCCTCTCCCGAGTCACTGTTATACTTCCCGGGACCAGTAAGATCAGAGGTCAAATGAGTGTCCGCATCAATAGTGATAAGTTTCCTCTGCTTATATCCAAACAGCCATGCCGTGCTACTGTGAGCCACAGACACAAAGGCAAATAAGAATATAAGAGAGAATATGTAAGTTTTAGTTTTCATTAGCTAGCCGTTACATCCACCGTCACACTGCCAATTGGGATAACATGACCAGTGTCACCATTTTCTATTGTTATCGTACCTGAAGCACTAAGAACCCCAAAAGCAAGCCTGTTCGCTTCAGTCGTACAAGACAAGCAATCCCATATCTCAACGTAAGTACAATCAGTTGCACACCAGTCAGCACTTGGAGCATTCATTGTAACCGCCACAGTGTTAGAAATTGACCTACTCGCTGCCGCTGTCCCAAAAGTTATGATCTCTCTTGCATAATTACCCCCTGTCACTTCAGTGCATTTAGTCGAGTCAGTAGGTGTAGAGTTATTGCAAAGCCCGACATACACTGTTTGGTCTTTAAACAGAGTGTCTAATGTCGGGTTTGAACCGCCAGTGGTGGTAAGACCTGCCTGAACTGGCAAGGCAAGGAAGAGCGTTAACAGCAATACAGATATGAACGTAAATAAATTCTTCATTGTCCTCTTACCCCCTTAATTCTACATCAGGTTCCGTGCCATCATCATACATCTGAAATGGGTAACGCATGGCGGTACTTTTAACCATTTCCATACCTTCGCTACCGTCCTCACGATCTCTCTGTGTGTAAACGTCTGCTACAGCGTGTTCAAGGACTTCTACAACCTGAACCGGCACCCTGACCTTATACCCACGTTTAATCTTATAAACAACCCCTGCAACTGCAACCGTCACATCGTCCTTGCCGCCTGGCGCTTCCGTTGCGGGGATCATAATCACCTTCTTCTTAGATCCCTTGAGGATCTTCCACGCATCGTTAGCGTTAGGCTCCCTACCGGACTCCTTAGCCTTCTTCTCTATGCCCTTCGCTATATCCTTCGATGTGTCCTTGTTAAGCGCCTCGTTAGCAAGTATCCCTTCTTTCTCTTTTCTCTTCCTCTCATTTTTTGCTGCTGTTGTTTCCATGACTACTGCCTCCTTGTTCTTTGTTTAAAGTATTGTTATTCCTTGTCTGGTTATGCCGGCGGAGCCTCTTCGACAATTGCTTCCTCAGCCTCTACAAACAAAGCCATTAGAACGTCCTTTTTATCTTTAGGATTATGCTCTACCCCAAATTCAACGAGTTTTGCTACGATCTCAGCTTTAGTAAGTTCTTTGTCCTCTTCCGGTACTTCCTCGTCATGGATCTCTGTGTAGTGAATACCACTATCCATGAGAGCCGAAATGACAAATTCAGGCACTACGATTGGTTCGTCCAGCTTGATATCAATCGTCCGTCCTGCAATCCTCATTTGAAGGGGAGAATCCCTATCAACGTCCTTTCTTTCGACAAGGATCTTGATCGTTTTTTTATCATCGTCATGGTACCCTTTTGCCTTATGTTTTTTACCCATGTTAATTTTACCTCCTGAAAAAGAGGCGGGGGTTTTGCCTCCCCCGCCCAAGTTTACATTATCTGTAGGCTTCCCAACACATTGTTTCGGCTGTTACGTTAACATCAGTATCAGCACCAATTGTGAAGCCCTCTTTGTCAGCGCCAAGAGTGCCAGCATACGGCGTTATGCCTAGCGTTGTTATCGCGGCTGTAGTACCGGCGGCAATAGTTTTAAAACCTGCCGCGTCACCCATGCTATCATTCCAGGAAAGCATCGCATCGCCGTCAATATTAAAGACCTTAACAACTCTCGGCTGGAAACCGCACGCGATGTTAATCGCTGCTCCGGTACCTTCTACCGTACCATGTTGCATGTTACTTTTAGCTACTTCGTTACTCATAATATTAAGTCTCCTTTCTAAAGATTTAATTGTGAAATTTAGTATGTTCAGCTTTTGTCATAACATCAAGATTCCCTATCCTGTTGTTGGTTCTAACTTCGTCTTTATGATGTACGTCGTATTTTGGTGAAAGGTAAAGATTGCCACCGAGCTTAATGAGCGCTGGATGGTCTGGATGGTTTTCGCTAAGGTGTCGCTCCATGACAAGGCGATGCTCAAATACGTAGCCATTCGATGCAAAAGGGTGGTTAGGCACACTGATATAAATGTAACCATCAGAGTGATATGTTCTGCCACCTTTCCAGTTTGCATTTTTCGCACCATAACGAGGTTTTCTCTTAACGCATCCATAGGAACAATACTTAACCCTGTCTTTCCATGCAGGCCATGTTTCAAAAATCGTCCCGCAAGTTGGACAGATCTTCTTGATTTTAGCTGTTGGCCTTCCTTTCCATCCATACCAGCACTTTGTAGAGCAAAATCCAGAACCTTTGCGGGAAGGTGAAACACTATACACCTTCCCGCATTTCTTGCAGGTCTGAGTGACTTTACTCCTGTTGTACATGCACGCTTTGGAGCAATACTTACCTTTCGTTTTTTTCCCGCAAACAGGGCATTTAGACATGACAATACCTCCTTTATTTTTTGCCTTATCTTACTTGATGTTTTGAGGTATGTCAATGTCATTTTCTTAACCTTTTAAGGCAGTTTCCAGCCTGTACATCCAGAGTTCTTGAAGGATAACGGTTGCGTTCCATGTTTTCCAACCCACGGTGCCTCTCTGAGCAAGAGGATCGTCCTTAGTGGCCTTCATGTTCACAACATAGGTTGAAACTGCGTTCTTACCGGCAAGAGGAACAACGCCGTAAGCATCCTTACCAAAAATAAGCATAGGATAAATGTCGCAGTTGGTACCCGTAGTAGACAGGCAACTATTGGTTGAAGCTGCTCCACCGGCATCAGCCCAGGGAGTAAGATTGTTGTCACCAACAAACCTGAACTTACCAAAAGCGCCCAATTCGCCGTTCATCATACTGCCTTGACTTGGGTACTGCTGAGTCTGTACGAACCCTGTCATTCCTTCGAGATCAGGAAGTGCGTCTGTGTGAGTCGCAACAGGATAAGTAGGTGCTATTGGAACGGTACCGATATCCGGTGTAGGCGAAACGAAGGAAGTCTGAAACTTAGCCTCCTGCGCCATGAGCAACCTTGCCACTGTACGCCATGTAGCGGTTGTGAAAATATCAAGGGTAAGTGCCCTTGAAACGATAGCGGAAGTAGGCGCATAGAATACACTTGTACCTGCTTTCAAAACACCGGCTCTAAGAACATCGATAGTTTCATCAGCCTGAAGGCCGAGGATATCGATAGACTCGTTAAGAACTGGGTCCTGGTGAGTGTCCTGAATAACATCAGTAATACCCACCCAATCGCCGTACTGCTTGGTGGTTACACTCACATCCGTCTTTGTGAGCGTCTTGCCGGTTGGTGTGATCCCCTCAGAAAGCGGAGTCGTAGCATTGGCAAGTTTGTTGTACCTTCTGAACTTGATCGTTTGAGAATTCTTCTGTGGCAGAGGTCTAACCTGCCCGAACTGTCCGAGAACATTATTTGTCGCTATCCGAGTCAGAAGTCTCCTGTCGGCATAAGCGGTTATTCTCGGAGTAATGTCGCTATATAACATAGTGAACTCCTTTCATAATGCGGGAGTCTCTTTGATATGCTCGTCTGCTTTCTTCCATTCGGCGTCGTAATCGTTAGGATCAGCCTTACTTCCCGCCTTTGTCTTGAATTGTGACGAGCCTCCTTTAAGAGACATCGCATTGGTTAATCGTTCTTGTTTAGTAAGAGTCTGTTCTTTTTCTGCATCTGGTACCTGTTCCCCCGCTTTGTACTTCTTATAAGCGGTTACTGCTCCGATGATGTCCTGTGGATTGTCAGAGTAGAAAGCGGCGGTTCTCTGTGCAGGAGTGGCAATTTTACTGCCCCAATCAAAATAATCCTGCTTGTTCTCACCGTCCACGATCAGCTTAAAATCGGGGTGAACTTTCACAATTTCAGGAAGAAGATCTCTTTCAAACTCTTCCCTTATCTTTTCGGCACGATCTTCCTTGTTTTGCTTGGAAGTCTCTTCGGAGTCTTTTATCCGCCTGTCCTCATTGGCAAGGATGGTTTCTATCAGCTTGATAGTGACCTCCTGGCTTTTCTTGAGTTCCGGGTAATCCTCTGCGGTTTTTTCGGCCTCTTCCTTCAGAGTCTTAAGCGCCTCGACAGCTTCCGTCTGCTTTTCTTGTGCCGCAGTAATATCGTCACCTGTGGCCTTACCGTCAACATAGTCCTGAAGTTTATCTTCAAGCTCTTGTTTGGCGGCAACGAGCGCCTTGTTTTTGCCCTCAAGGTCAGTGTTGTACTGCTTAGTTTCCTTGTAGGCTTTGCTTACGGACTCAAGTGTGCCGTGATCGGGATCCTTTTCTTCCTCTTTTTTCTCAGGGGCTTCAGGCTCTTTTTCCTCTTCCTTCTTCTCTTCTTCTGCCTGAAGAAATCCCTCTTCTTTATTAGAATCCTCTCACCCTCGGTCTTCTCTTGCTCCTTGTCCATCATCATCCTCCTCCGGGGCTACCAAAAGGTAGAAATCCCATTGTTAATACGCATTTGTATCTACTTCGCCTTTACTTGCTTCACTCTCAAGCCTGATATTTTCAGGTAACTCAAGAATATAATCGATAGCTTTTACTGCGCCTTGCGCTCTGAATAGTTCAACCCCCTCTTTCGTAAGGCATTTATCAGAACTCTCTTTTCTCAGTTCCTCTATGCGCCTTAAATAAGCCTCATTGTTCGTCATTAACGGTTCGGTCATTGCACTATGCCTCCTGGTGGTGCGCCCTCTGGTGGAAGTCCCTCAGGGGCAAGATTAGTCAAGTCCTGCCCTTGAGGGGAGCCAGGAGGTGTAGCCTGGGTAACAACTTCAGCCGGTACAATACCGAGTTCCTTTAATACCTGCACTTGCTCACTTCTCTGCAATATGAGGTAGAGCTTATCAATGTCGAGATCCTTTCGGAGATCCGTAAACGCCTTGCTTCGTTCCTGCATTTCAGCCATGATCTGTGCGATCTGTTCGTCACTTTTCATAACTTCATCAACGTCCAGATAATCCGCAACGATCTTCATCATCTTAATTCTGTCCTGGAAGATAGCATCTGATGGGTTGTTCGTTATCTGCATGAACTTCATAATGGCCTCTATCTTGATCTCCTTAGCCATGAGAGAGTCTGTGCCGGTTGCCTTGATCTTAAGCGGGATTTTGTTCTTATTATCCGCATCCATTTCCATAAACCAGTCATAGTGACTTTCTACAATCGGCTCCACCCAATACCGGTCAATGTTACGCATAACTGTTTTCAGATTAATATTGGCCTGAGTCATAAGCATCGACATACCTGTGGCGGTTTTGTTCAAGAAACTACCGGCCTGTCCCTGGGTGTACTTAGGAAGCCCTGTTTCCTCGTCTGCAAAACGCTCAAAGAGTTCGATAAGCTCCTGAAGCCCTCTTGTAATATCTGGGAACGATATACTGTCAATCATTTCCTTTGGCGATGCGCCACCTTTACCCCACCATACTTTATAGGGATAGATCTTCAGGTCTGTTGTTTTAGTGAAGTCAATCTTATTTGAGTTTATTGCTACCATACCGGCGCCACTCATGGCCTTATTGTCGATCATCATTCTCGCTGCGGAGTTAATCATCTTCTGGGAGTCCCGCATAGCCTCGGCAACGCCCATGCCGTAAATAATGTGAGGACGCTTTTTATAAGGGCACACCCTGAAAGGTCTGCGGTTAAGCGGGTTGACGCACGATTTAATGACAATACCGTCTGCCGCAGTCACAACAAGAGCGTCAACGAGAGTATCATCATCTATATCGTCTGTGAGTCCTTTGGTATCAACTGACCTAAGGTGCTTTGCCGGCACCCATCCCCAACCTTCAAGGGTGGATATTCTCTCGTCCTTCTTGCCCTGCTCACCGATATAGTTGTCACCAAGCTGTATGTAGCGTTTATCGTCCTTATCGTGGGTAGTTCTCCTTTGTGCCGCTTCAAGAACTTTCGCTCTGTCATATCCGCCGTTATCAGCGAGCTTCAAGAACTCTGCCGGCAATAGCCTTTGAAAGTGAAACTCCATGATAGAGTCTGCTGATGTTTTTGCGTTGGAGTCCACATAGTATTCCCATAAAGGAATGTTGCTAGTGACCGGCACGATCTCTTCTGTCTCAACTCTTTGGTAAGGATTTATCGTGTCTGACAGGCCACTTGCCGACATTCCACCTATCTTGCTCTCAACATACTTAGATATGATCCTCTTCTCTACAACAGGATCCTTTAGAACGGCTGTACCCAATACAGCAAGTTCAAGTATGGCGCTATCCATTGTCTCGGCAATCTCTATATCCCTGAAGTGATCCTTCAGGCGATCCCGGAAAGCGTTTGCCATATCTTTTGCCTCTTGTGGATCCATGCCGAGGTCCCTGAACCCAACCGGTATCGTGTCGAAAGGCATTTCACCGTCACCAGGAAAGGCCGCATCCATGATCTTAGAATGTGCCGTATGGCATTTAAGCGTGGTTAGCTTTATGAATATCCGAGATCTGTTACCCTTCCCTTCAGTTTCTTTCATCCATCGGGTATTCGGACTATACTGCCCGAGGAAGTTATACCAACACTCTTCCCAGATAGTTTCCCAGGGGATCCGCGCATTAGCAAATGACTCGAAGATCTCGTTACAGTAATTCGCTAAACCTCCTGCTATATGGAGTCTGTTTTCGCCTGTATTGTTTGTGCTGGTCAATATTTTTTCAGCCATTTAATATCCTGCCTCCGGATCCATAGGCTGATAGCCTGTGGACTCTCTGTGCCCTATTTCGTCAAAATGACTATCAACTCTCGTGTAATCCGACATAGGTTGAGCGAAGGTTAAAATCATCGCATCTGCCACATCGGGGGATTGCAAACCTCTCTTCTTCATATCGTCCTTGCTCTCAAGTACAATCTTGCCGGAATGGTCCACTTTGTATTTAGGTGTTGTAAGCTGCCCCAGGAGATCGTTTTCACTGTTGTCCCACAATTTTCCTCTTCTCATTTCCAGCCACGTCCGGCACTCTCCCCACAATTCATCACGAAGTTTCTTGTAATGTTTAGGTTCTAAAGCCGGAGATTCAGATACACATACGGGCGTAACCGGAAACCTCAACTCTAAGAGCCTATCAAATACACCGGCTCCTATTCCTATAACATCAACAAAGATCTGCGCTGGCTTCATCTTCCTTGCAAGCATGGCAACGTAGCGCACAACTTCCATTGTGTCTTTCTGTCTGAGAACATGATAGGGGAGAAAATTGTCGCCCTGACGCACACTTATACAAGTAGCATCGTCACCAAACCTTGCAACGTCAACACCGAATACAACCGGCAGTTCGTTTTGTGGTTGGATCTCTCTTGCCAAGGCAGCTTCAACTAAATCGTAGGGAATGAAAGCGTCTGAGTCACGCTTAGGGAATTGTCCGAGAACACGGACCTGATAGATATTAGAATCCTCACCGTACTTACTTGCCATCCTCGGAACGTACTTAGCCGGTACGATAGGAGAGTCAAGGCAACTCCAGGCGAGTGTTTTGTAGTCTCTTCTGTCCTGGTGGTGGGATCTGAAAAAGGTACCTTCGAGGCGTGTCGGGTTGGCACACATGAACTCTTTAGTCTCGATCATACCGTGAGCGCCGTCTGCAACCTCAAAGATTGCCTCCGGAATACCACTGGCCTCGTCAAGGATTCTCAGAATGTAGTTAGCGTGAAAACCCTGTAAAGCCTCGGGGTTTTCCTTGGTCGACGTCCTGGCAACCGCAAACCACTCTTCAGGATGGTTCTTATGAAAGAACTTTTCTTTGGTCCAGGCGAACCAACTCTTAAAAGGCTCACGCATCTGCCGGTGCCACTTTGACAGTTCAGCCCATAGAATATCGTGCAATTGGTGTCTGGAAGGTGCGGTACAGGGGATCTTTGGGAATGGGCGGGTTGACATGTAGTGGAGTATGTTCCAGGATTGGGTCGCAGATTTTCCCGGACCATGTCCGCTTCGTATTGAAACGTGGTCGTGTTGATCTAAGGCAACAAGTCCTTCAACCTGCTGATCGGTAGGCGTGACTTTGAGGATATGCTTAACAAAGCCTACCCTGTCGTCAAAAAGCTCCTTGACAGTCTTCTGTAGTATCCTATCCGGTTGCTCTATCCTGCTCGCCATAGTCAGTTTTTTCCGTTATGAATGGCTGACTAGGCCGGTATGGATTAATTAAAGGCTCTATTTTTATTCCTCCCTGGTACGCCCACTTCTTCGTAACTCTAAAATCGTATATATGTGAATCTTCCGGCAACACCGCATCCCATAGAGCTTTAATAAAGTTGTCTCCGTCTGGTCGCTGTCTGTGAGGCTGAAGATACATTTCTGCTTTCTTTTTTTTACTCCAACTTTGAGGCATTGGAACTAAAAACGTAACATGGTGCGTGTCCGGCAATGCTACTGAATGGAGTCGACATAAATCCTTGAATAGATAATACTTGGAAACGGCGGGGCGTTTCGCCCACTTATCCCTCTGTGTCATTCGCGGCTTTGCAACCGGTGTTATGTCGTAAAAATCAGCCATAATTACAAGTCCTTAAATGCTGTGGCTCTCTGCCTAAATACGGTTCAACTGATTTGCCGCAATGGTAACAGTTGGTAGTGCCTTTTTTTGCATAGATCATTTGGCCTGGCTCAATAGTTACATGACACATACAATAGTCTAAAGGCGGTATCGTTTCACCGTCCGGCATCCTAACTCTTATATATCCAAAATCAAGCTGTCCCACTTTCTGTCTCCAGAATAGCGTTCTTTTTTGGATAGATATATGTGTAACCGTCTATTATCTTGTAATACAAATGCTTTGCCTCTAACTGAGGCAAGCCCTTCTGTAGGGTATTAATAGCCTCGATGAACAATGGATCGCTCCGTCCTTCAATTACACCGGCTATTTCAATAAGATGTTCGCTATACATGCCCTATCTCCTTCTTGGCAACCTTACCCTTCTTCTTTGCCTGTTGTTTCTTATCCGCTTCAATGTCCTTGGCAATTTCTGTAAGCTCTGCACCGGGATCTATATCAGGTGCATCGTCCTTATCCCACTTCTTCTGAGCCATGATCTTCACCATGAAGAGGTCGTGATACTGCTTACATGCCTGAATAGCCATGGCGATAGAAGGCTTTACCGGTGTCTTAACGATCCCTTCAGCCCTACCACCACTCCTGATATCGGTATCAAGCTCGTCCTTGTCACGCCGTATAACCCGCATGAGGAACTTGCGAATATCGGAAAAGTCCTCAGCTACCCATTCTTTTACTTTTCTCTGTAAATCAACCTTACTTGCCATTACCTATTCCTCCGGCGTGATTTTTTTGATAATTTCTTTTTCCTTTTGTGCGCTGCTGACTTCCCCTTCTTAGGGAGAGGATCGTTAAATACTTTTGTAAGTAAAGGGCTCATGCCTATCCCTGCATATAGAGAGTAGGGGTTCATCAGGAAGCACTCTCCTTTTTCCAGAACTCGTCACGGCTGATTCTATAGGTATTGCCGTATTCGTCTACCTGTATGGCAACAGTATCTTCATCTAAACAGGCATCAACTAATTCCTGTATATTATCTTTAAACTTACCGAGTACCCTTGTCTCGTAATCTTTCATGCGGTCCGTATAGAATTTGTTAAGGGCAACCTGAGCCTCCCTGTAATCCTTGCTTCCTACACGAGAATCGCCCCAAGGAACGAAGTCACTCAACATCTTTGATTTAAACTCTTCTTCAGGAACTATACCGAGGTGCCTTTTCATAAGGAAGTCCGTGACCGTCCTCTTGCCAATACGGTTGCCTAGCTGGACAACTTCTGTAGCAGTTGGATTGTGAGAAGGAACACCTTTTTGATAATCTAACCTGGAAGGTCTTAAAGCATCAAGGTCTTTAAGGTAGGCAGCAAGCCTGAGACAGTCGGGGCAGCGATGACCAACAAGCTGAGGGGAAAAATTGCCATGAAGAGAACACTTCCCCACTTCCCAACTTTTCGATGGTTCCGAAATGTTGATATGTGTCAAACTCTCTTTCTTTGGTCTAAAATCTTCTCCGTAAAATGTCATCACTACCTCGCAAAGAAATAAGTCATTCCATCAATAATCTCAATCTTAACCTTATCCTTACTCACGTTCGGGTAATCCGCCTTAAGATCAGCAATAACCATGTCAACAATTGGATCCTGAGCCAACAGAACACCCGGGTAAAGGGCAAACTCAATAGGCCGATCCAACTGATGACCAGTGTGTTTCTCAATCTTCTCCTTGACCTTTCTCTTATCATACGGTGAAAGTATCTCATGGTCTGGTATTATTGGTTTGGGGAGTATCTTCATGCTACCCGCCAGTGTATTCGCCATAATACATGTCCTCCATTAAATTTATGGCAGCTTCTTCCGTTGGCAGTACAATACTCCATTCGGGGGAATCTGATTCAAATTTATAGCAAGCAATTACTTTCCCTCCACGCCTATAAGTTCGATCTTTCATCATTGAGGTAACTGTGTCGTGATTGCTCATATCAATTCCAGATAAAGAAATAACTGATTAACCCCGACACCACCATCAGGCCGGCAATCAGCATAAGTAGATATTTCTCAATACTCGTCATGTTGCCTCATACGTCTGTTCAAAGATATCAGGCTTACAGGGGTAAAACTCGCCCTTAACGCCCTTGATAATCCAATCACCATCCCTTGCCACCATATCCCCCTCTTCAGTCTCTATCACAAGCAACTGAGTGACGCCGGCATAGGTAGCTTTGTTGCTAGCGAATTTAAGACACTCGGATATCGTATACTTACCATCGCCATTGAAATACTGAATAGCCTCAATCACAACCGGCTTCTTCCTGTACTTAGCTACACCACTCATATCAATTCACCAAAGTATAAACTGGCTCCGGCTCACAGCTAAACAGAACCAACGTGAGAATTATCAGAATTAAAAAAGGGAACCCAACCATCCACGATAGCAAGATCCCCTTTTCTACGGTTGAGAGAAAACACTTCAAGGCATACTCTCCAAAAAATATATTAATTTAGGGACTTCATACGCATACAGTTAAAGGAAAAAAAATACATTGTCAAGAAAATAATCAGTTATTAGATATTATCGAACAACTGAAGTTTTTATTATTTTTTTTATTCTCAGAGAATATAGAAGAACAGGAAAGACAGTTTCATGGAGAGTAAAAAGATTATCGAGCGCAGGGGGGACTCCTGTATCGTGATGGGGCGAGGGGGGTGGGGGTCGTGTGAGGTCGAAAGATATAGAGCATAATGTGACTATTGATGAAAGAGTGTCCTATCCCACCAGGCAGCGTGTCGGTGCTGTTCTGGTTGCATATAACCGTCAAATAGCAGTGGATGATCCCTTAAAAGTAGTGGTATGAACGTAAACACCTATTATCATTGAGAGTGTAAAAATGCACCTACGTCGCATAAGTATTAAAATGTAAACCACTTCCACAGCCTCTTTGATCTTATCCCACTTCAGGGCGCTATACTGCCTTTATTTGGGTATCTCATTTATTCCGGCTTATTCCTGTTTATTGTCATGGTCAACCACATATGCACGATAGGTTGACAATAGAAGTTTTACCTTAGCCCTCCTGCCCTTTTACCTCTTTACCTGCTTAACTACACAAACACAGTACCAGCACCATTCAGCAGCTACAGCACCGCCACAGACCATCAAACCTCTTAATCATACCAAGACAAGGACAGTGACTTTAAAGACAAGTACAAAGGCCAGGTGAGCTGCGCTTATTTAAACTGCATTGATATAGAGACTAGAGACAGAGAAAATACAATCCCCCCTATTATCCCCCCACGCCAAACTCTTCTAAAGTTCTATTCCTTTACCTCGATAGTAATAATAAAGCTTGACAAGGTTGTTAGGTATGCTACACTTTACCTAGATGGTAACTATAACCAATTAACAGGAGGGTAAGACAATGGGCTTGGACATGTATTTAGACAAGAGAAGGTATGTAAGTGGGTTTGGTGGCAAGGGGGAGAAAAGCGAAAGGGAACAGTTAGTAATTACAGGCATTGAAGGGATTGACACGAAAAAGGTTAGCTACATCATTCAGGAGGCGATCTACTGGAGGAAGGCTAACGCCATACACATGTGGTTTGTTGATAACGTCCAGAAGGGAGAGGACGATTGTAAAGACTATTACGTCGAACTCAGTCAACTCCAAGAGCTATTACGCACCATCACGAATGTTTTAGACCAAACCATAATGGTTGACGGTCAGGTAGTCAAAGACTCCGCAACAGCAGAGAAGCTACTACCAACATCGGAAGGGTTTTTCTTTGGTGGTACTGATTACGATGAATACTATTTTGACGATCTGCAACGTACCAAGAAAGACCTTGAAGACCTTATAAAAAACCACGATAACAGCTTTGAATATTACTACCATTCATCATGGTAAAGGGAGGTTATAATTATGGCAAGTTGGATCATAACAAAGGATCATACTTACGATCCACGGTATAAAGTAATAATGCCAGACGCAAAGGGGACGTATAAGGGCGACAAGAACCAGTGTTGCCATGAGTTCAAGATGTATGACGATGATGGTGTACTTTATTATAACGGGCTATCATCAGACAAGGACAGCGAAGGGGCTTTTAGTCCTTTGGATGATTTTGGGACGCCTAACGCCGGATGCACAGAGATCAGGTACAAAGAAGGTGACGAATTTATAGCAATTTAACAGGGGGTGATTAAAATGGAACAGACATTAAATGCAGTAATAAGAAAACAGCCAAAATGGTTCGACGGTAACACCGCAAGGCTTTTAGGTGATTTAAGTTACGATGTTCTTTATGGCAAGAAGACAGGGGAGCGATTCCTTGTTAGAAAAACAAACGCTTGGACTGATATGTTCGATGGCGTTAAAAAACCACACTGGAGAGTGAACAGCATCCAAGATGATCTGAAAATAGGCGATCTTCACGATGAGATCTTTAAGACTCTGGAAGATGTCAAAACCTATCTATTAGACAAATAAAGGAGCTATTATGTTCGAAGAAATGACACTAAGAGAAATAATCACAATCGGCACACTGGCGGGGCTGTCAGCAGTCCTCGCCATTCTTAATCTATGGCAACTACACACAAGGGAAAGGGGGTAAAAATGGAATCATGCTCCACGCAACACGAAGAAGTATACTATAAAGGCGATTATTGCCCTGCTTGTTATGCGCTAGAAGCATTGAACGATGAAATCTCTTATCTCAATAGCAGGATAGAGGAGTTGGAGGCTAAAATTAACTAACCACATAACAGGAGGTAGAACCATGCCAAAGAAGGAATTTAAAGACACAGTTTTAAAAGAGTTTAAAGATGTTGGCAAGTACAAGGTGAGACTGCTCCAGAGCCAAAACGACGGCAAGGTGCTTGATATTCGGGAGTTTATAGAACCGTCTGGGGAAGGTAACTACACCGGCTACACACGCAAAGGGATCAGGATCATGGCGCACACTGGCGAAGGATCAGAGGTTGACACCCTGCTACAGATCCTCAAGAGTCTTTAAGGTTTGAGTAATCCCTTTCGGGGGATTGCTGAGGTCTTAAATAACAAACAGAAGGAGTAGGGTATGGATATAGAACGTGAAGACTTAGAGCATAACGATGAATGGTATTGTGATAGATGTAAGAAATTCCCCGATAAAATAGAACACTGTTACCAGGGGCAGGTTGTTGAGATACGCTTTTGGTTGAACGGACAATGGGAGCTTGACGAATCCAATCAAGAGAAGTTGGAAATTGACTATAAATGTTTTTATTGCTCTCACAGGCTTGAATGGAAAGGAGAAGAATAACTTGACACAGACCAACGAACCAGTAAAGGCCGATCCTATTAAGCCTTTAACGAAAGAACACACGAAACTGATAGGCAAGCACCTAGCCTTGATCGTTGTCTACACTATGGGCTATGTGGAGCCATTAAACAGCGATGCCAGTAAGGACATCGCTAAACATTTCCTTGAGTACCTTGACGAGT